AATTCCCGAACCCAAACAGATATCTAGCTGTGGCGCCGGCTGTGCCGAGCGACATATAAACAAACAGTGAGAAAGGCTTCTCAGGCGAGAAAAGTTGCGGGATAGGTTGCCGGAGCGTTGCGCGTGGCGAGAATGGTAGCGAGATGCCTTTAGCGCCAGCGAATGAGGTTAACCCCAATACTGGTGAACCGGTGACAACTTCTCCTGGCGGACCAGCTAGCGATGATACTGTCGACAAAACCGCGCCGTCGGCCCCGGATTGCGTATCGGCTGATATCCTCAACATGTACGATAACTCAAACGGATCCGTAGCGCCAAGAGTGGTTATGGAGTCGTTTGCGCTCACCAGTGACGGATCGACTGAGATACCAGTTACGGACGCCACCCCCGTAACCCCATCAACCGACGCGCTAAGGCCAGCGGCGAGACTCAGCCCGCTAACGTATTGCGTTGCGCCGTTGTAGGTGAGAGGCAACTGCGCCGAAAGCGTAGCAACTCTATCCAATCCGGTTCCGCTGTGAGCGACGCCTATAGACGGGTCTGTGACGATTCTCTGAACAGGTCTCCCGTCGACAACGATGTCCGACGCTGAACTCAACAAAACAAGCATCGTTCCGTCGTACTTGCACCAGAACGTCCGGTCTGCGTAGACAGCTAGCCCGGTTATGACACCGATGTCTTCTCCGCTTACCTGCTTGATTAGCGTCGTTGTTCCCTGTATCGACACAACGCGAATTGTCACGATGTCACCGTCAGTAAGATGCGTCGTTCCTACGTAAATCGTAACCGTATCGCCAGGGATATTGTTAGTGACGGTGAAGTCGGTTGGACCATGCGGGTCGAGCTGATTGTCGCCTGAAATGCAGTTGTACGTTACCGAGGAGCGCGGTGTAATTCCGGCTGAAATGGTAGCGGTTTTTTCAGTTTCGTTCTTAATGAGACTGAACCCTGTACCGAGGACAATTTTCTGCGCGTGAAATTCTTCAGACTGCGGAAGTGCGACATCAACGCCGAACAGGTTACGAACATATCCGGATAGTTTTTTTAGACCTGAAGCCATGGTTAGTCCATTGCCTTAATTTGACCATAAGAATTGGCCTGGAACGTTCTGTTTGTGTGACTTGGAACTATCCACGCTTCGCTAGAAAATCCATTAACCGTGCTAACGCTCACGTTTGAGTTTGCGTTGTTCCACACTGTGAAAATATCGCCGCTCACAGGAGCTGAACCGCCTAGGTCTATCCTAAGGTTCCTTTCAGTTGACAGCGTTTCGTACACATAGTGCCGGCGAAGTGGTGTATCGTAAAGATGCGCGTCATCAACGAATAAAGTCGATTCGTTGATTTTTCCTTTTGCTCTAAAACCTGATTCAGCAACGAAATTACCAAATGATGTGACCGTGTTTGGTGTCGGGTTATTGTTACCGAGACTTACCCCTCCCTCAGCCTGAAAAAAGCCCTTCAGCGTGACCGCTCTCGTGTAAAGCCCATCCAAAATCCGCTCAACCATGTAGATTCGGTTGAGCAATGGCTGGACAACGTTGCTCGTGAACCAACCAGCTGACGCTGGCTCTCCGCTCACCGGTACGTTGATGTTTTGCCGTGCTTCAGTAGGTGTTAAAATAGTCATTAAACTGACCTAATCTCGACGCCGCGACACACGGACAACGGGTCGCCAAATTTATCGATTATTTGTAAGCACAATTGGACGAAATCTGCGGGGAGCGCGCCAGTATCCCACCAGAAATAACCCCACGTTACCGCGTCCCATTCGGGCGCAACCAGTGTCGGTGCTGAAGTTGAAGGTATCGATAGCCAGTAGTGAGAAATGTACGGGAATGCCTCGCCGTGTGGCCCCTCGCGGTACTGATTGGAGATTATCGTTACACCAGGGTACCCAGCGGCCTCGAACTGCTCGGTGATGCAGCGCTCAGTACCGGCGTATTCCCACGCCGAAGCGGCTCCCATGAGCCTGTTTCGCCACTGGTCGAGCGTCTCTACTGGGTAACGGAAAAGCCCGCCGCGCTCGGTTGCTACGTACGGCAAAACATCGTCAGGGCTCGTTTGCGAGGCAATGAGACCGGCGGTAGCAGATACAATCTTTTGCTCCGCCACGATGTCAGCTGAAAGCGCAAGCGCAGCCCCGTAAAGCGTAAGGCTTAGATCGTCCTTGGCCCACTCCGGGAGCAAGGACTCTACGTAATCAGCGTAGGTCATCGAGATACCGCGAACAGGGCGATTCCGCCGAAGTTAAACGAGATGTTGTTCACGGTTATCGATTGCCCGACAGCCAGCTCAGTTGCCACTGCTGGCGTGGATAGCTCCACGATATCGATGCACTTCACGCCGTCAATTTCAGCGCTCAGGATTGCTTTCTCGTACTGGGCTCGAAGCACACGATTCCCGCCGTATCCAAGGTATTTGGAACCCTGGATTGGCATCTCTGCAACCATGTCCGCAACGGCTTTTCGTATGGCTTGCTGCACCGCCGTGTATTCGAATTCGGAGAAGTAGTAAGCCTGCCCGGATAGTTCCTGATCGAGAGTCGTGGTCGGCTTGACGTCGATCCACTGCGAAATCTGCGGATGTACGCGACCGCGAATGTCAGCCTGGGCCTTGGCGATTGCCTCTGAACCAGGCGATCCAGAGTCTCCGGCAACGTAAATGTCGAGCGTGAACTCTCCGCGCGGGTTGGTCGAATCCAAGGCGACGCGTTTGATTCTCGAGTCTGCATTTCGCGCGTAGTAGATGTAGGCGTCTTTGACTAACGTGAGCTTGTTCAGCGTCGTCCACCACGTCGAGTTTCGCTGCTTGAGTTGCTTGTCGGACTCACGCTCAACGCCAGCCTCCAGCAACTGTGAGTTTGTTACGCTAACGCCGGCAAACGTGGTTATTAGTCTATTTATCGATCCAATGGCAACGCCAGATCCATCGGCCCCGCCCCTCTCGCAATAAAACGCAACCTCTACTGACGATCCAGGCGTCAGCGTTAGCGGCAACGCTGGAAGCGAAGCAACCGAAGGAAACCGCGTTGTGTCATGTGTTGCACGGAATGTAAGCAAACCATTCGACGCGACCATCGATCCTTCGGATATCGTGTACGAATCGGCGCTCGACAGTGAGCTAACGGTCATCTTCCAGACGGCTGTCGTCTCTCCACCTCGAACGTGCCCGTATACCGATTTCGACCAGAGATCTAGCGCGTCACCTTCGAGCAATTCACCGATTGTGCACGACTTCAACGCGACAGCTTCGCGCGTTCCAGCCGCTCGAATATAAGCGCCAACGCGCGCGACCATGCTGATGAACGAGCCATCTTCTTGGTCGAGCTCCGCCGGCAAATCAAGCGAAGTCAGCTCGTCAAGGATCTGTTGATGGGCGTCGCTTATCGACACCTCGACGATTTCGGATAGCTTACCCATTTTGGACCTTGATACCGAGCAATGAAATTAGTTTCACAGCCGCAACGCTTGCGGACATGACGAACTCAAACGGGCCTTCGCTGTCTTCGATCAGACAGCGGATCGACAGCACGCCGTCAGCGTCACGCGTTACGTTGATCAGCGAACGTGTGACACCTTCGAACCGCGCGAATTGGCGTTCAATGTTACGGGCAATGTGTTCCGGTAGCTGATTTGAACCAACGGCCGCTTTTAGGTCGTAGCCGTAACCAGGCCAGTAAGGCAGCGAATTTGCTGGCTGCATTAGAGACCTAGCCAGCTTTTGAATCAGCGAAATCCGCCCGGACGACGCCCATGGGAAATCCCTACTGACTGGTTTTGCTATCGCGTCCAGGTCTATGCCGTGATTGGCCATAAATAGCGGTGATTCACGCGGAATAGGAGGCATTACCGCGACGGTTCACCAAACCGATTTTCTGTTGGCCCGTGGTTTGCTACACTTGGGCGTATGCGTTTATTCGTCGCACTGATCGCGCTCGGCTGTGCGCCAGAGCTTGAGCAAACACACAACCAAGAAGGTTACGGCGGCGCCGTCGAGGAGACGTCTTTTGGTGGTTCATCTTCGGTAGAGTCGTCAGCTGCGACAACTGCAACCGGCGGGTCTTCGCGTCGCAATCAAGTTTCGTGGGCTCCGATTACCGGTGGAGCGACCGCTTCGTCGATCGTTACTGCTGCTACTGGTGGCACGTCATCCGTCACGCAAACCGCAACCGGCGGAGTCACTTCGGTAAAGTCAACCGCTACTGGCGGATCGTCGTACACGTCGACCACGGCAACCGGCGGGGCACCTATCGTAGCGTCTTCTTTCGGAGGCTCAGCGACTGGCGGTACAACCTCAGCGTCCACGACCAAGGCGGTCGAAACGTGTTTTTGGGATGTGAATCGACCGCAAGACGGGTATTGCGCGGAGTACAGTAAGGGCCGGTCAAGTTGCAATGCTAACGGCGAGTGCGTAGGAAACAAAAACCTAATGCTCGACTGCGACCGTGACGGAGTAGCCGAGACGAGTAGTTTCACTAATGAGAATTGCGGCTACTGCGGGAACGTGTGTTCGGGACCGTTTGAATGTACAATGGTTGAACCTAACTACTATCGGCAATGCAAATGAAAAAGATATCGATTCTAGCCCTTCTGGTTCTTTCATGTGAGAAAGAATCGGCAGAAATGGCGTTCAGCTCGCTAAAAACATCAGCTTGCGACGGCGACGTGAGTGGATTCTTCTCGCGCGTAGACTGGAACTCAATGCAGGAGAACATTGCGTCAAGTCGCAACGCGTTTTCAGCTGTGACCGGTAAACTTGCTACCGCTTACACGAAAAGCCAATTCGAAGATGACATCCGCCTTGGCAAGGCAAGCAAGTGGTGTCAGGCGGATAGAGTTGATTCAGATCCGGATCTTTCTATTGTTTTCTTCCGGATAAATAACAGCGAAACGCTAATGGCGAAGTTCGTAAATTCAGGTGGTAAGTTTGTGCTTACGAAGATCTCAAAAGACTAAACGCTAATCGTCGCCTGAATCGAAGCCCAAGCCGAAGGGTTAGAAGGAACTATAACCGCGAAGTTTACCGCCCCGGATAGCCCATCGAAGTCAAATCTCGACTGAAGTTCCGCACCTGCCACGTCCGCGTTACCCGTGTACGTGTAGACGGTTATTCCGCCCGTTGAAAGGTGGCCGCCGAGCGTTGCAGCAGCGGAAGCTTTGGCTTCGATGGTCGCCTTCAAAGCCTCGAGCTGCGCGACAACTCCGGAGATAATTCCAAAGTTTACGTTTGGTCCGCTCACACCCGCTGTAACCTGGACCTTGAGACCCGCGGTTACCGCTAGGGCTGCGTCAATCTTTGCCGAAGCCGAAGGGGCGAAGCCTGCAATGGCCGCTTGCGCCGCGATCTGAGCGGCTACGGCAGCGGTCAGGGCGGACACCAGCGCGACGCCGCCTGGCATTGCCGAAACCTCGGCCATAGCCGCCGTGTAGGCCGCACCGGCTGCCGTAATCTGGGCCCCAATGTCAAACGAAGGGCTCGGCAGGGCAAGGCGAGTGTACCCGGCGAGCTTTGCCGTCACCTCTGGAAGTGAAGCGCCGACCAGAGCGTCAATTGAAGCCTTGGCGGTTGCCGTGCTTGGAAGCGTAGCCCCGAGTGTCTGCGGTCCGATCTTGGTGACTGTCATATCAACAGCTTCGGGTTTCCTGGCCCGGTGATTATCCCAATCAAAGGCGTCGTCGCCGTGAGCGTCCCAGCGAAAGGAGCTCCACCTACGGTGCCGACCAGCGGAAGTGATATCGGAAGGGCGATCTCTAGCTGGTCGCTAATAGCGGCAGCGGGAGCCCCGCGACCACTCGGAAGGAATTCCATCGACTCAACGCCGGAGCTTTGTCCCTCGCCCCATAAGCAGGCGTAAGGGCGATCCCATTGCCCACCGTCGAAGGCGACCGAAACGATGGCACCTCCGGAAACCTTGGTTTTCCACCCGGGAGCACCCTCGCGGATCGGCACCTTATCGAGGCCTCGTCCGGCGATAGTTTCGTCCTCAGGCTTTAGTTGCAGCGTTCCGTCTTGGTTTTGCGCGATAACCTTGCAGCGATACGCACCGTAAGAGGCGGAAGCGGCTCGAATTGCCGATAAAAACGAGTTTAGCGAACCTTCAAGCGAGTCAACCGACGCGACTGTTCGAATCGAACCCGGCGTAACAATGTGTGTAACCTGCTCGATTTTGTGACCTTCGAAGGCGCATCCGGGTACAATCTTCGCCAGCTCACTGAACGAATCAGCGGCGATCGTAAGCGTACCGGTGTCCCAATCCTCATCAATCACGACCACGTCGGTAGTTACCGGTGCATACGAGTCGATACCAATCCAGATATTACCGGCGTCAGTCGACCGCCACACGAGCCCGCATTTGTCCGCAACGGCCTGCAAAGCATGGGACGCTTTTCCCTGTCGACGTTGCCAGTTCCCGAATTGTGTTCCTGGAAAGTAGCTCGACGCGTCAACCGTTTCTCCGGCTTCGCGCAAAATCTCGGTGATAATCGTCTTCGGAGAGGAATCGTTGAAGTGCTGCGCGGTTACGACCTTCGAAAGTCCGCCTTTTCCGCCAACGAGAAAAGCCGTAGTTCTGCCGCAAAAAGTGTGCTGCGTCACCACCGAGCAAACGAGCGCGTGCCCGTCTACAAGCACCGTAACCGGATTGATTAGCGTCACTTCCGAGTCAATCTCGACGTCAATATGCGCCGCAGAAATCCTCGGTTTTCGAACGCGAACGCTTAGCGCGTTGTATCCGTTTACCGTTGCGCTCATCGTGAAATCCCCATCAATGAACCAACCATCGACTGAACGCTTTCAGGCTTCGACGGGTCATTCGCCAACGGATTCACCGTTTCAAGCTGGCCAGGCGCCATTGACATTCCCAGCAAATCGCCGGTTATCGCGCGAATCTCAGTCGTTGCAGGCTTCGGCGTGCCGGTGCCTTTCTTGACTGGTTTCGGCGCTGGCAAGTACTCATCGAATTCGATCTCGATGATGCGCTTACCCTTGGAATCGTAGGGGTTGCACACTATCCCGACGATCGTCAGGTTCGTCAGGTTTCGTTCCCAAAGGTACGCATTCAAAACCTCGAAAGGTTCATTCGTTGCACCTTCACGAGCCGGTGAAATGTCCTGGTAAATCACCTGCCAAGCGTCGTGATGCTCTTTCTTCGTCTGGTGGATTCGGTAGACAATCCCAGTTACCGGCTCTAAACCGTTGTCGGTGATTGACGCTCCGCTTTTGCCCTTGGGCTTTTTTACGTCCATTGAGCGACGAGCTGGAATTCCCTTAGTCAACTCGGCGCGCCCCGGGATGACGTGCTTTCCGATGATTAGCGTATTGTAGGTATACGGATCATCGTAAGGCCAAGCTATCTTAGGCATTACATCCCACCGGCTCTAGCGAAAACACGGGTCAAGCGACGCTCGAAGACATCGCCTGCCATCTCCATTAATTCACGGTCGCTCCGACCTTCGCCTTGGCCACGGTCGATCGAAACGTGAACGGTAACGCTGGGCATTGCCGGTGCGCTAACGGATGCGTTAGGGTTCCCGGCTGAAACCAAAGAAGTCTGTGCGATTTTGGCTGAAGTCGACTGGATCTCGGGAATAGCAGCGCTTTTTCCTTTGAGATATCCATCGGTCTCGTCCTGCCCAAGTCGTTCCCACGCTCTGGAAGGGGAGTGCGTTTCCGACTGCGCACGGGCGGCGTCCTCAGCGGTTTGCGCAAGGTAAGCGCCAGCGTTCCAAACGTCGGAACTGGACGCGTACATGCCAGACGCGAGCCCCTGTCCGAGGTTTTGTCCGGCTGAATAAAACCCCGAGTTGTCGTTTGCAGATCCTGCGCCGTTGTCGTTGGCAACCGAATCGGCTGGTTGTAGCCCGGGAGAATTCGAAAAGAACCCGGTAACCGATCCGATAACGTTAGGAACCATCATCCCGAGACCGACGATCTTGGTCAGGATCCAAAGCAACGGCTTAGCAGCGTCGACTAGCGAAACAACGGCGCCGGCAAGGTTGCCAGCTGACTCACCAAAGCGTTGAGCCCACGAGATGGCGCCTTCACCGGATTCTCCGCCTAGCTCACCGGTAGAGCCGAGAATCCTTTCGAGCGCAGCTGCGCCACCTGACGATTCCCAGGCTACGCTGAACGTCGAAAATGCAGCCGGTAAAGCCTCGTCGAAGAACCAGATCACGTTTTCAACGATGACTGGCACGGCTTCGAAAATCCGCCCCATTACGTTGGCGAAACCGCCGATTGCTTTTTCGCCACCTGGACCGGTAATCCACGCGGTAAACGACTCGACTCCGCGCTTTATTGGATCGAACTGACCACCTTGCAGAGAGTTAGCTGACGCAACGCTCCAAGAACCTTGCATCTTACCCCAAAGCCCAGCGAGCGTTGAATTCGCAGCGGCCGCGCCGGCTTCACCGGCTGCTCCTCCGCCAGTCTTCACGCCGATCGCTTCACCAATCGCAGGGATAACCATGTCTGAAGTGAGCTTCCCGGCTTCCTTCATCTTGACGATCTCAGCCGTCGTCTTGCCGAGTTTCTTTCCAAGAACCTCGTAAATAATCGACGCGTTAATGCCCGCTTCGCCTAATTGGTTGAGCTCGTCACCTTGGAGTCTACCGGCGGCAGCGACCTGGCGAATCGCCAACATCGCTCGCCCGATAGTCTCTTCGTTTGCGCCCATTGCACGAAGGTCACCCATGCGCTTGAAAAGCGTGTCAACCGTGCCGTCATCAAACCCTGACGCTTTCATGTCCATCAGGTTTTTAGCGACGGTGTTGACGTTCATGCCGAACGTTTCGGCGTAGTCGGATGCTTTGCCCCACCAGGCGAGACCTTGTCCGCTTGTTACACGGTCAAGGGCAAATCGAAGCTGCTCGGCCTCGATAGCCGTGCCCATCATGTTGGCGCCGAGCATTCCAGCTCCGACGGCAGCGGCTCCGCCAATAGCTAGCGACGCGCCGCCAGCAACCTTGGTAGCGCCCATGGCTGCCGATCCAATTCCGGCGGCAGCCTGTGCCCCGTACCTGCTAACACCTCTACGCGTCAACGAACCAGCTACAGCAGCTGCCCCGCGCGCGCCTCCACCCTTTACCGAGTAGAGGCGACGAAGAGCAATCTCCGACTTCGCAGCATCAATCGAAAACTTGCGAACCCACGAGCCAGAGATACCGAAAGCACGGAGGCCTCTAGCGGCAGCAGCCGAAGCAGGCGCCAGGTCACGGTATGACTTTCGCGAGCGCTCCAAATAGCTCGCATGCCGACGCATGTTGTCGCCGTCAAACCACTTTGAAGACGCGAACTTGCGCTCTGTCTTCGTTGTGGCTTTGCCTACGGCTTGGATCTGCGCCTCAAGACGCGACATTTCTGCCGCCATCTTTTTGGCTACAATGGCCATGTCTCCTTCGAGATCTAGGCCAAATGCTACTTCCTCGCCGTTTGACATTAGCTATTCGCCTCGCAGTAACTTTTAATGAAAGCCGTCACTGTGGACATGAAATCAGCCACGAATAGAGCCCCAACGTAAGCGTCGGTTGACTTTTCGTGGTTGCAGAACGCGAGCAAACAGCGCGCCGATTCCTCGATGCGCTCATTCGCCCGCTCTAGCCTTTTCCCACTTCGGCGTTACCCGCACCGGTCACGTCACGGGTCTTCACCCACAGCGGGATTAGTAACCCGGGGCGCTCATCTAGTAACGATTCAACCGTGGAGACGTCGGGCTTTTTCACGCAAGCGATAACCGCCGCGCGGATGATGTCCGAAAGCTTATCGTGGCCCTGTTGCGACGCTTCGATCGCTCGACGGACAACGGAGCCAGCGATCTCGTCGGTGGCCAAGATAATCGGCTTGCACCCGGAAGGCACAAGACCGACCCACCCAAACTCGAACTCTTTATCGAGCTTTTCGCGCTCTTCATCGGTTGGTTCGTACTCGGCGAAATCGCCGGTACAGATTGCCTCGAGGCCGACTGCCATCGTCGACACGAGTCCAGGCATCGCCTTAAGGAATCGCTTAGCCTTCGCGACGCTTCCGTCATCCTTGCCTTTCGGATCAGGATAAACCATTGCGCCGAAAACGAGCGACTCCCTGGCAACGCCAGATGACTCGTGTGGCGAGAATACAGCGGAAAGATACTCGTTAAACGCCTCTGTAGTCGGTCGCGTTGAGGCAATAAACCCCAAGCGCTGAACGTCGGCGTAGACGATATCCTTGCCGTATTTCGCAATCAAACTATCGCGTAATTCGCGCGTTTCTTTGTTCACGTTGCCTCCTGCTTACGCTGATGCGTAGCGTGTGAACTGTTAAAGTTTCCCGCCGAAAGCGTCGTATCCGTTCTCGTACAGTCGAGCGCCTTTGCCAGCGATCTTGAACGATACGGTCACTTTCAGTGCTTCGTTTCCGGTCTTACCGTCGCGCCCGCGCTCACTGAATCGCGCGCCCTTGACGACGATATTGGTCGTCTTGTTGTCCTTGCGGCGGTAGGTCCAGCTGAAGGTGAATTCGGTGCCAAAGTGCCCAATTCCAGCCTTGTTCAGCTTTTCTTTGAACCTGTCCCAGGCTTCCGCTTTGAAGTCGATCGACCCTTCAGCGGAGTAATCACCGGTAGTGACGTCCTCAGCGAAAGGTGAACCAGCTTCGCGTTCCTCGCCAATGTCGAGCGTTTCTTTGACGCTCATCCCTTGGATACCGTCGAGGATTCCAATCTCGAACTTCCCGTCGCTACACGAGATTGTCGAATCGTTGAAAGTCGCGTGAGAACCGTCGGCGCGGTAGCTCTTTTGATTGATTTTTAGCGCCATGATTGATTACACCGTCCTCGAGAAGCCAATAGTCGTTCGAAGTCCGTCGACTTCACGAAGCGGAACCGCCGTTCCAACACCGAGAATTTCACCGGTAGCTAGGTAGTCGTTTGTTCGCAAAACCTTGTAAACGACGTCACTAACGTGGCCTTTGAATCCTTCGATATTCGTCGGCTCTTTGATCTCGTCTTTCAACCGAGACATGACCGCGTTTTCTACACGTAAGGCGTCATCTTCGTAGATGCGGCCGGTACCATCGGTGAGCGCCCGCATGTTCGATCCGGGGAACTGCTGCAAAACGTCGTGAACGATTGTGCAGATGCGGTCGATTACCGCGCCCCATTGCAGCGTCCTAAAGTCCGAAGTCGGGTCGCTGTGAATGAACGCCTTCGTGATGAAGTAACCTGAATATCCGTCCTTTTTGCAAAGGGTGATAACTCGGTCGGTCGCAGTGAATTGAGGCGATAGACCTTCGTCGTTGCCGATCGAGATGACGCCGCGAAGCGAGCCGGAAAGTACGCGGTCGGGAGATTCCGAGATCTCGGTTTGCGCGAACCGTTCGGCAACCGCATTGACAGCGGACACGCGCGGAGCGACCCATCCAGGGTAGGGAACGCGCGAAACGATGTGACAGCCAGCTGACGCCGTTTGAGGGTCGTAAACCAGTGCTACACGGTCGTCCGTTGACGATGCTTTTGCCGTGTTGAAGTTGGCTAATGAATCGACGGAACCACCGTCAATCGGTGAGCGTGCGAAGTTGAACTTCGACGCAAGCGTATCGAGATGACCAGCAAGCGCAGCCGCCAAAACAATGGCAGCCGACGCGGTTTGATTGGTTCCTGCCATCATCACCCGGTTGATTCGGAACGTGCCGATTTGGGCAAGCAACGCGCCGAATGCAGCCGTTAGATCAGTGGTCGTGTAGTGGGGGGCTACACAGTCCGCTCGGGCTACGTCGCCAGCGTCAAGCGTACCGGTGAACGCGATTACCAGGCCGCTCTGCGTTAGCGTGAACGTGCCAGCGCTGGGCATCGTGTACTCAGGCGACCACCCGTAAGCAGCGGTATCCGAATACCCGTCTAGGGCATACTGGAACTTGCCAGCCGCTGCCCCGCCGGTCTTCGTGCATCGAACACGAACTCGAAGCGCGTCGACAGGCGTACCGGTTACGGCGATCGTGCCGGTAGACGAGGCTACGCGCGAATAGGCAACCGTTCCGATTGATCCGGCTGTGCTCGCAGCGGTCTTAAGGAAAATGCAGCCACCAGCGTCAGCCAGCGCAGCCGCCAGTTCAGCGCCAGAGCCGCGCCCAACGGTCGAAACGACTTCGCTCGAACCGTTTTGAAAAAAGTACGCTTTGTTTTCGATGCCGAGTGAACTCGGGCCGACAACAAGCGGAAGATTTGCGCCGTCGACAGGAATGCCGACTCCGCCATCACGCGTCGTAATCTCCTGGCCGGGAGGATAAAACGTCATTAGCTAACACCTTTCAAATGAGGGGCTAAAGCTGGCTCGTGTGGCTTGTATGCGCCGCGTTTGTCAGCGGTTTTTGCCGCGTCGATGGCCGCATCGAACGCTTCGCGCGTGAGCTTCATCGGCTCCGCGCTGTGCATTGTGTACGCGTCCCAACCGTGGAGCGCAGACGCTGCGCGATACTCAGGCGAGCGGATTTCGTTGGATAAACCGCCAAACACGACAGGGGCACCATTGCGAATGTTGCCGGTTGCAAGCGCGTGCTCGCGAGGCGAAAGCAAAGCTCCGCCACCCTCGACACTTCGAGGTTCTTCGTTCTTTAAAACCATGTGTTACTCCAAATCTTGAAGTGTTTGATCGGTGGCCTTAAGAACCTCGCGGTAGACCCACTCGGATTTAGGCTCAGGGAATCCAGGCAACCGCGCTGGGCTCGCTGGAATTGTTACTCGTAAATCGACGTCAGCTTGAATGAAGTAAGCAGTACTGATTTGACTCTGCTTATCTTCACTCGGTGACGTGTAAGCGTTAATTACAACCTGGTCGCCTGCGACGTTTTTTGCGGCAATTCTCAGGTTCTGCCAAAGCTTGCGGCATGATTCTTTGGTGCCGCCGTGAACTGAAACTCGAACGTGGCACACATCGACAAACGCGACATTATTCTCGTCGGATCCCTCGTCAGGGAACTCGGTTTTGCCACCGAACTCAACCCATCCAACGAACTCGCGAGTATGGTGCTCGCCAGTCGCGTGAACTCCGATTCCGTAACCAACACACGGTCCGCCGCCGAAGGTGTTGTTCTCGGTTTTTCCTCGACCAAATTGCACGCTAGCGCAATTCATCAATCGGCAAAGTTCCGTTTGGATCTCGCCAATAAACTCGTCGACACTATCGGCCATTACTTCTCGAAATTCGCCTTGAACCAGTCGTTAGCGGTGTCCACGAAAGCTGCGGACCACGAAGCGGGCAGGTTTCCGTCGTCTGGGACCATCTTGCGCTGAGGGGCGCCTTTGACGGACCGAAGGAACATCTTGGAGCCCTTCATTCCGCTTACGTTTTTCTTGAAACTTGCCCGGGCTTGAGCTGGTGTCGTCGCGCTAGTGATTGAAGACGCCCAGGCTTGCCGAGCGCTATTGTAGGATCGCTTTGTTACGTATCCTTCAGCAAAAAACGCGAGAAAATTAGCCCTAATCGGCTTTATTCTCTGCTTACGCGGCCCGTAGATACCTGTCCCTTTTTGCATCCACTTCGCGTAAAGCATCGACGAAGCGATTCGAAATCCGCGACCATCAGAACGCTTTACCGCTGACCTTCTGCCCCATGAGCGTCGAAGGTTTGCCGTTTTTCCGACGAGCACCTGACGTCCGTCACCGAAGACCTTCGGCGGCCACTTGTTACCGTATGGGTCGGTTTCAGTTCGGAAGCACTCGATAACAAGGTCGACCGCTTCCTCTGCGAGGTTGTCGGAGAGCTGCTTTAGTTTCGAGGTTTCCGAAAGTCGCTCGACTTGCTTAACGATCTTGCGAAGTTTTGCGGAGTCGCCACGAAGTCCCATAATAAACCTAAGGCCATGAGTCGCCCCACCCACGCTTTGGATCGCTAATTATCGAACCTGAGCGCTTGGGTTCATCCGGTTTAGCGTCGAGGTCTTCTCCGGCTGCATTGCGCGGAAGCGGGCCAAGATTACCCTTAGCAACCTTGTCCATCCACTCGATACAGCGCTTGTATTCTTCGACGTATTCAGCATCCTCGGCGCTTTGGGCTTGCCACCCGCGCACACGTAGAAAGTGGTACCCGGCAATGATACACGCGCGACGCTTCATCCCCGGCGTCCACGACGTTTCAGGTATCGGCTCGTCGTAACCACCAGTACGAAGCGCTTCTAGTATGTCGGACTCTGCCGCCTCGATATTGGCTTGAACGGATTCAAATTGACCGTCCCAAATCGACTGTTCCGGAAGTCCGAACTCCGAGAAGTCTTTAATTTTTGAAACGGCCATTTGTTACCAATAGATTCGAACGCGCGTTACGTTCACCACGCTGTCGATTGTGCGCAGCGATACGGGAATTTCTTCACCGCTGGCAACGGTAAAAGTTCGCGCAGTGTCAGCAGATTGAGCCGTTTTCCCAACAATCGACGCCCCGGCAGATGCCGTAACGACCTTGATTCCGACCAGGTCTTTACCGCCGGTAAAGCCCAATAGGTTCACCGATGAGAAAGACGTGATCTCAATTGAATCGTTGGCGGTTAGCATTAGAACGCGAACCAAACACGGATTCGAATAGAGCCCGCAGTTAGACCGTTTAGGTTGTGCGACGCGTCAGTCAAAAACGTCGCCTTCAGTTGTTCGCCACCAAAGGACCCGGTGCGGTGGACGCCTGCGGTTCCTGAGCGATAGCCCGTTGCTGAACCGGTGAAAATATCGGCACCATCAACAATGGCGTCGGTGTCAGTTCCGCCAATGTCGACCGTTACAGCAGTTGCAGAGCCACCTGAAAACACTGTAGTAAGGTAGAATTCTGAGTCCACAACACGAGCGCCAGCCGGTAATGCTGCGCCAATATTGATCGCCTGAGCGGTATTGTTCGTTGATTCCGTTAGGTCAGCGTGTGTTACGGTGACCTCGCGATACGGTAGCTCTTGGTAAGACTTGTCGGTTTCCCGCAAGTCCCCATCTGGATGTCTGGTCTGCATAATCACCCAATCGCGGCAAGCACTGCCGCAGCTTGCGCAGATGTAAGACCCGCGCGTGAAAGTTCTCTTGCGTCGGCTCCGCGAATCTCCTCAAGTACCAGGTACCCATGGGAAATTAGCTGGGATCGATACGGGAAAGCGTCTGGTATAGGCGTGCCTTCACAGGCCTTGCGCTTACCATCCCAAACGCTTTCCATTTCTTCGCTTCGGGCTAAGGCTCGCCTTTGTTCAAGAAACAAATAGCGACACCTAGAGCGAACATCAGCCACGGCGCTTGCCGTTTTGGTTTCGGTTCTGAACCTGCTGAGCCTCGACCTTTGCAGGTTCGGTACTCACCGGTTCTACTTGAGGTTCTGAATTGCCGGCGATTAGTAGCTCAGCGATTCGCTCCTTAAGCGTGGCGATCTCGTCTCTCAGTCCGCGATTCTCCTCGCGTAGCCGGTCAATCCTCTCGGCGTCCGTCAGTTGACGGGTAGGCGAGACGGGGCGAGGCAGGGTTGCTAAATGAGCCGCCCTGCGCTCTCTGGCTCGAAATGCCGTCATTCCCATGGCGATTAGCCGATGAAGTTGGTAACGTTACTCTTGAGACGCAACACGCCAGGGCGAGCCCCTCCGTTGCGCTTTCGGTAGACGTGGCCTACGTAGTAAAGATGCATCGCACCAAGCTCAGTGTCTTCAAGGATGTCCTCGTCGGTCTTGAGCCCCAACGCGTCCTCGTTGTACCAGAACCCGCCGGCTCCAGGCATCCAGATTTGTGATTCACAGCAGAGGATCGGCCGCGCTCGGTAGAACTCGCCGTCAACCAGATCGTTCCCAGTTCCGCTTGTGAAGGTGACGCTTACGCCGGACTTTCCGTTGTTACCAACGAGCGAATCGGTCGCTGTGTCCTCGAGAGAAGTCGCGGCGCCTGATGCTGCAGTCGTAATCGCAGCGCTCCACGTGTTGCCACCATCAGTCGAGAACCGAATCGTAGCCGTACCGCACTCTCCGGTGCTAAGCGTCTCGATAACGAGTTCCCAAGCTCCTAGCTTCGTGTCATCGGTAACCGCGATCGTGTACGTCGCCGAACCTGTCGCAGCGGTTGAACCAGCAGCGGTCGTAAACGGACCGGTCATTGTACCCATCGTCGAACCGGTAAGTGGCATCTTGTCGCTCACAATAAGCGGCACGCCAACTACGCGACCGGCCATCATGTCCGAGCGCGGATCGGCTAAGTACTGCCGACCTTGCGCGTCGGTCTGGATGGACAGATCGGCAGCTACCAGCGAGTGACAGGCGAGACCAACAACACCAGGCGACTCATCACCCATCTTGATCGCCATTGACGTCAAGATCTTCTGCCAAGTGAGGTACGAAGGATTCGTTGAGTTGAAGACGCTGTATACGAGCGGCGAGTTCTTCGCTGCTGTAATCATCGCTGAGTCCATTGCCCGCGTAGCCGACTTGGCCGCCTCATCAGCGAGCACTTGAACCGGGTCGTCGATTCCTGCGGAAGCCGCAACGCCCTTGGCCCACGTCGACGTTTCAAACGCGATCGACTTGCGCGCAACCGTCGCGTCCTCATAGGACATTGCGACCTTTTGCGGCGTAGGTGACTGCGATTCGGTTCGGTCTTCGAACTCGCCGAGTCCACCCCAGTAAGGCATGCGAACGGTTTTACCGATCGCGTTTCGCCCTCGTTCGGGCATTGTGCCGGCGAATTTGATAGCGCCGGCCGAAACTAGAACGGAGCCGATTAGCCCGTTCTTCCCCTTCATCGCCGCGCGCGTCGCGTCGGTTACGATCTCGGGAGCAAATAGATCACTAGTGGAAGTAACAGCCATCTTGGACTTACCTCGTTAAAATTCCGATTGTGTGTTGTGGTTTGGCCGCTACTTAGAGCAGGCCCTTTCTCTGGGCTTCTGCCCGTAAAGTCTTGAACAGTTCCGGATTGTCACGTCGGCAATCGGCGCGTTCTTTGTTTGACATCTTGTCGTACGACTTGCCGGCATAACCGGAGCCGCCGTCTTCCGGAGGCTTATTCGCGCTCGCCCGAAGCACAACCGGCGCGTTAACAACCCATCCCTCTAGGTACTCAAGGGTTGAGCCTTCAGCCCAAGCCTTTTGCGCGGGGACAAGCTTGCCAGCGTGCGGGTTGCTCGGGTCTGCTTTTTCACCAGCTGGAACGCTCGCCTTGGCGATCAGATCGGCTTTCTTGGCTGCGATAGCTTGCGCCTTTTCCGCTTCGCGCTCCGCCACTAGACCGTCGTATTGTTCGCCTTTTTCGCGTAGCGCCTTGACGGTGCCGAGCGCCTCATCGAGCGACTTTGCGCCGATTGCCTCGAGAAGCTTGCCGTTTGAGTCCTTCGCCGCACGAAGTCCGTTGATTGATGCGGTTGCCTCTGCGTCGGAAACGCCGTCAGCGAGGCAGAGCGCCGCGAGAATTACTGCTAATTGTGCCATATTTTTGGGGTTCTCCGTCTCCGCCGTCGCGCTTGGCTCCGGGGTTTCAGTTGGTTGGTAAAGCGCTGCCGCTGCCGCTTGCATAACGCGACTCATTGCGTGGTTTCTTGAGCGCATAAGCTGTGACCTTGCGTCGTTTGCGCTGAGCGCCTTCTCTTTTTTCTTTGACTCTAGAATGTTGTCAGCAAAGCCAAGATTCTTGGCTTCTTCCGCGTTCATGTAACGGTCTTCGTCCATGAGCTTCTGTACGTCTTCTTTCGACATTCCAGAGCGCTTTGCATAGACACTCGCGAACATATCGGCCATCATTTGCAGCTCTTTAGCCGCCTTCTCGTGGTCGATGTAATCGCCGATCGTTAGGTTCCACGGGTTGTGGATCAGGAATAGCGATGTCTCGTGAAGCGTTACCTTGTCGCCAGCCATCGCAATTAGTGATCCACATGAAGCTGCTTGCGCCCCAACCGTGACCTCAACGCGCGCCGGATGGTCCACGAGCATCTGGTAGATCTGTGAACCCTCAACGACGTATCCACCTGGAGAGTTCAGCGCAATACGGATGGTCTTCGCGTCTGGATTGTCACGCAAAACCTTACCGACAGCCTTGGACGTGATTGCGGTATCCGACCAACCATCGCCAACTACTCCGGACATCTCAAGATCGAGCGTGTCGCCCTGTTTTGCTGCTTTAATTGCCATGAAAACACGTCCGCCCCGCTGCCCATCTAGGGGCGCAGGGTGATAAAATTTCCGTATCTACTTAGTAGACCGAGCCTGGCGCTAAGACAGGCCGCGGTTCGCTATTCGGATAGTTAACGCTTGGACCGCTCACAACTTCGAATTCAAAACGCAAAAAGCAGTCGAGAAGGTGCGGCACATTGACATCGAGCGCTTCAAAGTCCGGCGAAGCCCCATAGCGTGAGCTGACGTTTCCGGACTTGGCGTTTGCGATAATGTCTCGAACCAGCTTCGAAAACTCCGAATCACCAACGACAGAACCGCCCAAGGCGACCTCCGTTCCGTCGTTGAGAATCCAGTTTTCCATTCGTCTAACTCTAGCACCTACGCTCCGAGGAGCACGCCTATCGCAAAGTACAGCGATTCCGGGTCTTTATCTAGAATATGCTGTGTGCATCCGTCCGCCATGTCACCGAAAAGTTGAGAGATAATCTCCGAAGAATTTACCGAGTTGTACGACTTTCCCATGTATGGGTGCCAATACTCATCTTCAATCGTTACTTCGTTGCCGTAAGCAGGATTACCTGTGATCTCTGAAAGCTTACGAGGAGACTGGCCCGCTTCGCGAACCTTGCGGAACGCTGCTATCTTCGCGCCAACTTTGCCGTGCATCTCGATGCCGTGCGCCAGCTCATGGACGGCAGTTCCGACACCTCTTCCGGCGGCTAAGGCAATCTCTCCGCGAACGTCGTCGAAGTAAGACCGGTTCCCAAGTTCGCCCTTTGATTGTCTCCATTTCAGGAGAGGAATCTCGAGTTTTTCAGAAGATAACGACGCATACCACGAAGCGGCCGCATCGAAGCTTTTTTCAACCTCAGGAGCTACGCTTACGGCGCCTGGACGACTTCGGCCTGCAAGCTTTGAAAGCTGTGCAAGTAGTTTTCCGGCTTCAACCGCAGGTTTCGCGTATTCTGGAATTGGCTCAGGGCGCTTTTTGCGTGTCGCTTTTGCCAGGAATTGCTCAGCGCTATACGGTATGCCGTGAACGCGCTTCTTGAGTAGACCATCGAGCAATTCAAGAGCCTCCGCGTCGGACATCTCCTTCGCGCGCTCATGAACCATGCGCCCGTAACCGACTTGTTCAGCCGCTTCGCCGTACTTTTCTCGATAGCGAGAAACCCAATGCTCTGGCGTTAGCTTCGGGTTTTGCTTTATCTTGACCGGCTTGCGATTGCGATAATCCTTGCCGCCCTTGACCATGCACTCGACAACGAGCTCCGGGTCGGGTTGCGTGTCTCTCTGGCTTGGTTTTGGCGGCTCGGCAACTCTCGGGTCGATACCCCATCCGTCTTGAATCTCAATGTCAGGAAGTTCGGTTGTGATGCCTTTTTTCTCAGCAACCGAACGACGAAGCGAGCGCTTACCGGTTCGGCAGCGATGATGAAAGGGTGGGCTAAGGCGCAGCCAGCGCGGGTCGTCCGCCGGAAGAATAACTGGCGGCTCGATGAACTTTACGCAAATATCAGAAGTGCGGGCATCATCCACGACATCCAACATCCAAAACGGCCTAACCGCAACAATGTGCGGCTCTGACATTTGGTCTAAGCGACCGGCGTTGTAAGCGCTTGACGTGGCGTTTCGAAAGATAGTTTGAATACGAAACGAGTCTTTGCGACCCCATGCATTCTCGATCTTCTGACGCTGCTCTTTCTTCCAGTCTTCGAACGGCGTACCTTTACGCATCGCCTCGACGATGCTCTCGTGAACATCATTCACGACGTCCATCTGGGCAACGCCAGAGATCCACCAGGCCCGCTTTCTCGCGTACGCCTCGAGTTTATCAGCCTCTTCTCGAGTTACAACTCTTCGCGCCGCAAACTCTTCGACGGCCTCAGCAAACTCTACCGGGTCCGAAGTCATGTCCATGTCAATGGTCGACATGGTTATTCCTCGGTCGATAGTTCTTGCTCTACCGTTTCACGTCCGGCCATTTGTGCCATAATCAGCGCGCCCTCGGTGATCTTCATCAGCTTCGAAGGCGGTAGCTCTTCTTTGTAAATGACCCTCAGCTTGTCTTGCAGGTCTGTAAATCCGGTACTCTCTTCGACGGCTGCGATCGTTGCGGCGACCAATGGAGAAAACGCCTTAGCCGCATGCTCGCAGCATGAGGATTCAAGCTCGTCTACGTATGCTCTACCACGCGAAAAAGCCGTCTCGGTTTTGCCCATCGCGAGCATTCCGGATGCTTTTTTCGTGGGCTTCGGAGCGGTTTGACCTGGAATAGCCGGAGGTTCCGGAGCGACAGGAACAAGCGTATCTTCGTCGTTCTCGGCTTCTACCAGACCCCATTTGCTGGCAATAGCTTTGCGCGAAAGATTGAAACCGGCTTTTTGCCAATTGAGCGCAGCGGTCGACGCCTGAACTTGAGTTTCAGCGAGCGCCTTTAGATCTTCCGGCGGCGTCGTATCCCACTCGGCGTACGGAACAACGGCATTTGCTCCGAAATTGTACGAAACCCAGCTAGATCCGACCGTGTCATGTGCACCGGTTGAAATTCCGGCAAGCATCCCGCGAAACGTCGTCGTGTCGACGTCAGCGTGAACCGTTGCGGCGGCACGGCTTCCTTCCTTAACCTCGGTGGTTAGGTTGGTACCAACGATGCTAATCGAAATAGCCGCATTGGCTGCGTCAGTTTGGGCCTTGAACGTCGTCCAGGTGTTCGCTGTATCAAGGAGCAGATTCGCCTTGATCCCGTCGGGAAGCGCGACAACTTTGCCGCGTCCACCGTCCCAGATCATCTTGACCAGGTTGTCGCGTGCCTTGTCGTCGTAGAGAATTTCTTCGTTCTCGTTGTAGAGAACCACCGTACCTTGACCGTGGCGCTCGGACGAAGCCGCCCAGTCCACGCAAGCGTAGGCCTTGAGTAGCCACATCGGGGCAATTCCAGCCCAAGACGCCGACGCGACAACGCGCCACGAAGAGCCGTTGCAAAGCAACGCCCACTCGCCGCTTTCGAGGTCGAGCGGAACCTCTTCGTTTGACCACCCGCCACGCGAAACACGGACGAGCCATCCGCGCTCTGGATCATTTCGAATGTTACGAAGTGACCAGACTGAAATCTTCGGGATAACTCGACCTGAACTGGTGTCGATATCCCAACCGTCAACATGCAGCAAGCACAGCGAGCAAAGACCCAGCCACGCGACAATTTCGCGCATGGTGCCCTCGGGGAATATCTTCCACCAGTCTTCGTTTAGCGCGACACAAACCGGGTCTTTTTCGCATTCCTCGGACTTTTTACCAGGTAGCGAAAACGCTAACGGAAGAGTCGTTGCCGAATAGAGCCGAGTGAGCGCTTGCTTTACGCGGTCGTCGGACATCATTCGCTCACACAGAGCGCCCATAAGCGAGAAATTGCCAACGTCAGCAAGCTGAATCGCGCGCGAAATCGTATCTGGGCTCCAACGAACAACGGACGAGGTCCTAGGCTGTGCCGCAGTTGAAGCGGAGCCCTTTCCCTTGCGCGTTTTGCTTAGCGATTTCGCTGGTAACTCAGTCATTACGTTCGGTATTTCGCCAACATCGTGAACGCTCCGCTTGTGGCGTCCGCGTCGTCGTCGTGCTGCTTTTCTTGACCATCAAAATCTTCTAGACACGTGAAGTAGTCATCGTTCCAGGCTCCTTTGCAGACCCGCACGTTTCCATGCTCGGCCTGACTCGAGAAAGGCCCGAATCGCGCTAGCTTTGAGCCGGTCTCGGCGAGTTTCGCGACTCGATAACCAGCTAAGTTTTGGATCGTGTGAAGCGCTTGCGCCTTGCCGGCTTGTCCCGGGTCTTTAGCGACAACGTTCAGCGATTCTGCGCTATGGTTGTCATGGTCAAACTTGGCACACTCGAGGATCTTTTCCTCGACTTTGCCTGGCGACCATTGGCCTTTTACCCTGTCAACAACCCAGTAATTCGAGCCGTGCCGAGCCATCAAAAGCCCGACGGTAAAGTCAGGATCGTTGTCTTCGGTTTTCTCGGTCCCTGCGCGGTCCCAAAACCTTACGTAGATTGCGCCGGCTGGAATGTCAGAGCGGTCAACGACCTGAACCCAATTACGCTTGAAGAACAACCCAGCAACAGGCTTTGCTAGCCAGTTTCCGCCGAGTAATTGTTCTCGACGAAGCGGGTCTAAGCTCTTGAGCTGCTCAAGATACGCCGGGTCATTGTTGAAAAGGTCGACGTTATCGGTGAGTTTTGCCGGTATAAACGTTCGCGAAAGAGTCCGAACGCCTTTTCCGGTCTGGTCTTCTCGGTGGTAGACCTCTCGAGTGGTTGAGCCTTCGGAGCGTTGCTCGATCCACCATATTTCCCCGGGCTTTGCCGGTGGAGAAACAGGTTTTCCGTTTGAGCCAATCTCGCGAGCGTTAAGTGGCGGAAGCCCTTCGGCTTCAAACTCCGGATTTAGCCACGCTCCCCAATGCTTGAAAACCCAATCATGACCTTCGCCACCCGGGTTAGTCGTTGCCCTTATGAGGGTCGGAAGCTTTGGATCTGACGAGCGAACGCGGGCGCAAATGTACTTGTACTGGCGCTCGGTGAAGTGCGTAAGCTCTTCGAACTCGAGAAGGTTGATTTCCCAGCCATCGAACTGAGAATAACTCTTCGCTAGCTGGCAGTGCCCGTAGAGGACAGTTCCGCCGCCTTCGACGTGGTAAGCGGTTCGTCCGCCCCACTTCTTCGGGGCCGACGGGCGAACGCCAATCGCTTTGGGGTAGAGCTCTTCGGCTTTCGAAAGCAGGTCAGGAAGCTGCGTTGAGTCTCGGCGCAGAATGAGCGCCAGAAACCCGGGCAGGTGCATCCACCGAACGGGAAGGGCGGTTGCCGCTGCGGACTTGCCGCCGCCAGCCGCGCCTCCGTAAAGAACCTCCCGACAGTCGGTCTCAACAAATTGTCGTTGCGGCTCCGAGTTGGGGGACCAGAGACCTTCGAGTGAGAAAGGTTCAACTTCCGGCGCTTCTGATTGGGACGACGTTGGAGCCGGCAGAAACCTGTCCAGGCGCCGCTCCATTGCCGCCAGCCTGTCCACGAATTCGAGCATCGATCATCTTGTAAGTACCGTCGACCTCGGAAACGATTTTGACGGCACCGGCTACGGCATGAATGGCCTCAGGGTCAGATGGCTCAGCTGATTCGCCGGCTCTCCGAAGGAAGTCGAGGCCTGACGCAAGGGCTCCGCGTATCTCAGTGACAAGGCCACTATCATCAATCGCCTGCTTTTTTTGCGCGACACTTGCCGTCAGTTCGGCGTCAGTTCCCTTGCGGAAGTCCTGGTGCCACCTCTGTAAAGTGCGCGGACTTATTGAGTATTTCTTGCACGTGGCAGCGTCACCTAAACTGACGCACTCGAGTATCGCCTTGGCCTTGTCTTTCTTCGACCAATGCCGTTCGCCTTTTTTCGCCACGTCAAAACCTCAGGCGCATCCGCACCACAACCCTCGTCTCCTGGCATCCCATACCGCCGTCTCCGCACTGCCTACCAGTGTCGATAACGTGGGTGATTTCGCCTTCGACCGAGGCCGCAAGCTTCCCCGATTCTGGAAACGGCCTGACCCGCTTACATCGTAGGCAGGTCACCGCATCGTCAATTCCGCATTCGAACTCGGTCTCTTCTGTCACAGTCGGACGCTAGCAGCGTTCTCCGTTGTCGGCCCGTTCGCGTTCTAACTTGCGGATTTGCTTAGCGATTACAGATTCACCGATTGTTGACGCTAGCATTGGCCTGGTGCGGACAATCTCTATCGTCGTCCTTGGCTTTGGTCTTTGCGTCCAGCTCGGGTCGACCGTAATGATTACGCGTCGCATGGTGAGATTGGCAGGCATAGACCTTGGTTATGCCTGCTGGTGCCATCATATATCTGCGGCAACCGACCGGCGATACCGGAGATTGGCCAATTGTTAAGTCGCATTGTTTAGGCTTGTTTTACGCTCCAAACGCGAAATTCTACGTTTTAAGACAACCGTCTCATTTTCGAGCGTTTCCACTTTTTCCACAAGATAATCAGAGTTGGACGAGTTGGCGCTTCGGATGATCTTCCCAAGCTCGTCGACGTTGACACGCCATCGCCCGCGGTCGGAAGCGCGAGTCATTATTGACCGGTTCGGGTTCTCTTTTTGCCGATTCGTTAGCAGGTCACGGGCCCATGACTGTTTGAGCCCCATCAACCTTGACGCTACCAGTAGAGACACCGTTGTTTCATCTTCACTCACGCCGCACCGTCCTCACCATGGGCAGCGTCATAGGCGGCCAACGCGTCGTCTATTCGACCGTGAGCGTCCTCGGACACGATCTCGGCAATGCCGACCCATCTGGCAAACTCGTCCTTGCCGCACGAATGAAGAAAAGTATCCCACACTCCCAAACGGTAAGCCACCAGCGCTACCACGGCGCCAAGGTCACCGGCTGCCGACGCTAGGCCTAGCGGAAGCGTCTCGTTGCGGCACAGGTACCGCGCGCACAGTACCCAACGGTCCCACGTTGTAGCCTCGCGAAATGCCGTAGCGTAGCGCTCAGCGGCTGAGAACGCAGCGTGTAACTTAAGAAGGTCACCCCAGTGTTCAAACGGCTCTGATAGCTCACGTCCGACGCCCTTGGTCCCGCTGCAACCCTGGTTGCCGCCTTTGGCAATCGCCTTAGCTATGCCGTCGAAGTTCGAGTGCTCACCCATGAGCGATGCGCTTGAACGTAGCCAGTCGGCCAATCCGCGATTGAACCCGCCGGGTCGTTTCTTTATGGACTTTTGTGTCGCCATGCGTCACCTTTCCTTCGCAACGCATCGTTAATCCCTCGCTCAATGTAACCGCTCAAGATTACCGTCTTGGGCGGTTTTTCTTATTTAGCACCATCATCAACAAGCAAAACAATCCTAGGGTTACGAATCTTTACAAGCGAACCCAGTGGGCAACTTGCGTCTGCTGCCACGCTAAACTGTGACACATTGTAATCTCTACCAAAACTCACCTTGATCTCTCGTGACACTTCTAACGGATCGCGGCATTCTACCTGCTCATTATACGAAAGCTCCACAACAGGAATCGATGCAACAATCAGCGATTTACCGATGACCGTTTCCGGTTTCTCAACGTTCGCCGCTTCCGATTCATTGAGCTCGACGTCGATCGTGTCGCTATCTAATCCGATGTTTTTGCTTTTTACCCACTCGCTTCCACGTGAGTACTCGATTGCGCAAAATGTAGGATTGAACCGATATTTGCATTGCCCAGCAACCTGAAACTCCCTACCAGGTTCCGCCACCATTCTCCGGCACAGTTCAAGGCAGGTCATCTTGACGACACGTTTCACCGCTGGTCGCGACTCGATTAGGCGATAACGGTACCCAGCTGAGCAACTAGGAACCCACATGTCCAGCGACTTTTGCTGCACACCGCCAGAATAGAATCTGTTCCAGCTGCTAGAGCCTATACCGTTATCTAAACAAACCCACGCTAACTCATGCTCCCCAGGATTCGCCTTCAAAAACTCACATGCCTGCTCCGCGCTCATCGAATACTCTTCCTCGAGCTTGATTCGGGCTAGCTCCGATTCGATGAACGCGTCGACTTTCTGGCAGATTGCATCGAGTTCTTTTAGCTCGTCAATCGTGCCCTGCGCGTATAGGTGCCACTTGTTAGCCGCGTTCTTTTGTGCGGTCCAGCATCGTGATGGTGAGTTGATATTTATTACCCGTGGAGTGCCGCTAAACTCAGCGAATAGCTTTTTACCTTTCCACTCCGGTAGCTCACACTGCTTAAAGTCAATCTTGCTGTAATCAATATTTCGCTCTTTTTCCATCTCATCCTCCACTAAAAACGTTCCAGGCCAAACCGCGCGCGCTTCACGTTCAGTTATTCGCATCTTTCAAGCTCTTCTTGGCTCGCCACTCGGCGATCACACACGCCTTATCTCGCTTGTGTCCGTATTCCCAGTCGTTATCCATGCCTTTTGTCGGCTCAGTCTTCTTGAGTCCAACATCAAAAAGCGTGCACGCGTTGGCGTTATCGTGCTCGAATTGACATCCGTTGCACCGCGTTTTGGTCGCGTTGATCGTCACGGTTCCTAGGTCGAGTTTACGTTCTGACACGTTGACTAAATCTCCACAGCCACAAGCTTGTACGTTTTTAATTTTGACCGCTCATTGTTTCACCACGGCGTATATATAGTAATCGAAGTCTGGTTTCAGTAACTCGTGAACGTCTGGCTCGAATTGAATCCGATGATTGACGCCGTTTGTTTTAGCGTTACCAATCATCACCCGCCTCCTCCTTGGCTTCCTCTCTACAATCGACCCGTCAGCGCGTTCGATGGTCCAGTCGGAGCGAACATCCGGCGCCCGGTCTGTTGTCCACTCTCCGCAAAGTTGGTACTCAAAAAGCACGTGCATCCCGTCGCCGTTACATTTTACAGCGGTAAGCTCATCTGTCTTAGGCGCCTCCGCCGTCCAGTCATGATGCTTTGAAAGCGCAGCAACAACCTGCGCGGTCGTGTGTTTTGTTAGGTCTGACATTTCTTCAATCCATTCCGTCTCCATGGTTTGCATCTAGCCGCTCCCGCTTCCAATTCTCTGCGCCGTTCCTGACGACATGCCGTGCATTCATTCCGCAGTCCATCCGGGTTTTTCGCGTCTTTCGTGAAGCAGTTCAGCGGGTACCAGTCGCGGCATGACGTGCACTTTTTCCAGCGGTTATCCGACGGAACGATGCGCGGAATGAAGTTGGTCGAGCCCGAGGTTTTCATCGGTTGCGTTGCTCTACCCGAACTTTGACACCGTCAACGACCGTGTCCAATGCTATTTCGTCGTCACAGAAACCGGTCCATCTGCCGACGCGTTTCGTCTCTTGCGACGCTTCTCAATTCGACGATCGCGGACGGTTCCAGGCTTGGATTTGTGCGGTGAATAGTTGGTGTAGGGTGGGCGCATTAGAACGCACCGGGGAATTGTTCATCTAGATCATCAAAGTCAGCTCGCTCAAAACCTGGTATATCGTAGCCTTCATTTGCCGGGCGAAGCGTCCGCTTGAAGCTCGCTGTTTTCTCATCCCACTCGAGTTCAGCCGAGCCCTTTTTTCCGTCTTTTGCCTTGTCAATAAGCAACACACGTGCACCTGCGTTGTATACGAGCTCTTCGTTCCCGTGCTCGTCTTTGCGGGTGACGTTGTTTTGTGGAGTCCACCCAAGCGCCACAACTTCAGCGCCGCTCGCCAAGTCCTTACATTCCCGCACATCGCGTTTCGTCGGCGGCTTTGAAGCGTCCGCGATCGTGAGTTGCGAAAGCATGATGCTAGCAATCTTTCTCGTCTTGAACGAGTGCCGAAACTGCTGCCCGACGGCTTTGAACATTAATCGATCGTCGCCGTATTTCTGCTTGGTTGTTACCTCTTGAACGTAATCTAGAATCACGACGTCGATACCTTCTGAGTCAACGACGTGTTCCATTTGCCTGAGCAGCCGCTCCCACGTAATACCGCGACCGTCTAGGTAAACCGGGATCGCCTCAGCTGCACCAACCACCTCGGTGATTCTGCTGTAATCGTCGCCCTGTAATTGTCGATCGCGAATTCTCATCGCTTCAACGCCTGACCGTCGAGCGAGCAAACGATCACCGTAAACCGATTCGTCGTCCTCGGTCGAAACGATCAAGACCTTGGCGCCGGCTTTTAGGTTTTCATCTGCGCAAGCGATGGCCCACGATGATTTACCCCAAGACGTATCCGCGCCCATGACCCACGATTGACCCTTGCGAATGCCGCCGGTCAACATATCTATTTTCCAGTGTCCAGTCGTAAGCACTTTTGGCTTTTCACTGCTAAAAGCGCGAATCTGTGAACCAATAAGTATTTGCTGGACTGAAAGAACCCGCGGGCGTTCCGCGACAATTTTGCGAGCCTTGTCGCTTACCGGTTCGCATCCTTCCTCAGGGTTTTCCGAAAGTTTACCAGCTTTCGATTTATCGTTTTCGTCGATTCCACGTGGATTCGTTAGCCTCCAAACCGCGCAACGATCGCCAATGGTCTCCGCTACGTTTGACGCGTATTTGTCTCCTGCGTCATCGCAATGCGTTCGAACGTAAACATTCGCGTCTTTCGGAAGCTTTTCCGCGTGCTCCTTCGTCCACGACCCGGTGCCAATCCCGAAAACAGCAACGTCAACAGGAACTCGAGTGGACCACGTCGCCCAATCCGGTTCCCCCTCGCAAATAACCACGGTCTTGATTTGCTGGCCCTTGCCGGCGAGGATCTTGGCCGCGTCACGGTTGGCTAGGACGAGCCCGGTCATTCGGTGTCCGGTCGGCGGCAATCGCTTCGGCCCGGTCTTTCCATCGACCTGCCATGACCTGACGCTTCTGACGGCCCCGTTGCAGTCGACGACCCTTGCGATCACCCGATGCCCAGAATCGCGCCAGGACGCGCCGCCGTAGGTGGCCCAGCCCGGTAGCGGCTGCGATGGTCCGATAACGCGTAGCAGGGCGCGCTCCGTCGCGGCGTTGGGGTCTATCGATCGCGACCTGAGCAATCCGGAAGCGTTCGCGTCGGAGGCAATCGGAGCGGCCAGCGACCACAGATCTCGGACCTCTGACTGGTCGGGGTACTCCCGCGGTGGCTCCGGCGACGGGAGCGGCACAGGCTTCCGCTCGGCCACTGGTCGACCGTTGCGGATCTCGTCGGCTAGCATTAGATCTCCGCCGATTTCTGCGCCGTGAGCCATGATTTCACGGAAGTCGTCGGCGCTATGGGTGTCGAGGCCGTCGGCATGGGCGATCATCCCGAGCGCGTCAGCGGACCACCCGCAGGCGTGGCATTTCGCCCGCAATGTCCCGTCTTCGCCGGGCGTTATCCCGCACGACGGGGTTTTATCCGGGTGGGCAGGGCATCGAATAATCAAGCCCTTTCCGTTGGGTTTTGCGCCTGCCATCCACCCAAGCGAAGCGCACAAGGTTCGCGCGTCTACGAGAAGATTCCGCACTTCTTGCGCGTGGTCGCTCATAGCGTCACCCCGAGCGTTGAGGCGTCGATCGACCTGGATTGCGATACGGTTGGCGGATCACGCAACTGGTATTCGCCTGGATTATTCCGCATCCAGTTTCGTAGAGTCGCTTGCCAATCGGCTTTTTTCTTTCCGTTACCCTGTGACCAATCGCGCATTCTCGCGAAGTGCTTCGACCAGTCAGTGCGAAGTTCGGCTGCTACCGCCAATGTGGCTTCTGTTGGCACCAGTTGGTCAGGGCAGACACCGGCCGTCGACTTCTCCCGTGCCTTTCTTGTTTTTCCCCCTAGGGGACTAAGGGGGATCTTAAGATCTTCTTTCTCTTCTGATTCTGTATCTGTATCTGCCTCTGCTTCTGTGACATAGCGTGACATGTCACGGTCTGTCACGGTGTCACGCTCTGTCACGCCGGATGTCACGGTTGTCACGCTTGAATTACCGTGACATCTGTCCGCGGATTCAGACCTCAGTCGTCTTTGTCGCTCCGCTGCTGTGTGGTCTTTGTCCCTGTATTTCTTGAAGTTTAGGACAATGAACCCACCTTCGACACGGATCATCCGACGGCCGTCAAACTTAAGCGACCGGCTTTCCAGGTCGGGAGACGTGCACTTGATAAGCGCGGCTGTACCACTGGCTCGGTCTAACTTTGCGCGGTCGATGATACCTCCGGCTGCCGCCTTGACGAATCCGTACCACCCAGGAGGAGCCTCCCAGCCGGTAAGCTCCAGTGAGCCGATGGCAATCTCAGGCACCGGTTCTAAGTACTCACGCGGTTCGGCCATCAGGATTGCAGTGATAAAAATGTCTCTGGCGTCGCGGTCGAACCAGATTGACGAATCCAATATCCCACAGTCTATTTTTGCGAAAGACATCTACGCTGCCCTCCATTGAACCAAGTTACCAGCCGCAAACCAAGCCTCTCTAAGCTCTTCGCCTACGTCGCCCACATGCGAATTGCCTTCGTGCGCGCCGCAGTTTCTACAATCCCACTTCGAGCCACAAGGAAACGTCAGCCCGCAATTGATGCAACGGAACATAAATCCGTCGGTCCAAACCAATTGCTTTCCGTCGGGACCATTTTCCGGTTCCGCGAAGTCACCAATTCTCGGCTGAATCGCACAAAACTCTGTTCGACCGGAAAGGATCAGCGCTTCGCCGTCCCACCCGGACGCTTCGATCTTCCGTTTTGCCGCGCAAAGAGCCTCGTCGGAAAGCTCGGGTTTTATCTCTATCAAAACGTGACTATGCTCAAAATCAGCTATAAAATCCGGCACATAAGAATTTAGATCAAAAGGTTCGTAAGTCACCGGCCACTTCAAAGACTCGAAAACAGCGGCCCATTTAGCCTCTAAACGGCTTCGATACATGACCCCGTGGAACATCGTTTTGATGCCATGAGACGCAACTTTGCCAACATGGGTAACCATGCTAAACTTTCTCCGTTCTTTCGTGAACACTGACCCGTGGCGATCTTTTGCGAGGCGTCACGGGTCTCTTACATTTAGCACACTGGACGCTTGACGAGTAGTGATAAGCACCGAATACGTAGTGGTTTTTGAGCACTTTCTTCCCGCCCCGTCTTCTCCAAAGCCTCGATCGCCTCTCGTTAAACACCGACTCACAGTCATTGGCGACCCCCTCCCGAGTGCGCGCCTGATGATGGGCAAAATTCGTGTAGTGTTGCAGTTCGATAATCACCTTCTGCGCCTCCGCCGGCAGCATCGGCACCGTGCCTGACTTCGGTCGAAAGTAGACCTGTCCGTGTACGGAAACCGATATGTAGCCAATTGCCGTTTCGGTCTCGATTTGTCGACCATGCAGGATGATCCGCTCTGTTCTGGCGTGGTCGCGTTCGGTTAGGGTTAGGCGGTTGATGGTCACAGAAACACCTCGTCGTGTCTCCAATTTGCAAGAGTCGAAAGCGCCTCATTGGCACTGGTAACAACCGCGTATCGAGCGCCGAATTTGCGCGCCTTGGTCTCCCATTCGCATTGCCCGGTGCTCTGTTTCTTTCCTGGCACCTTCACCTCAAGCCCAAAAAAACGACCGTACCCGGGCAATATGCCGATAATGTCAGGGCTTCCCTTGGGAGCCATACGGATAAATCTTCTTGATTCGCCCTCGCCGACTACCATGTTCCCAGAATTATTGCGCCAACACCAATATCCAGAGCACTGTAGGACTTCGAGAATTGCCTTCTGAATTTTAGACTCTACGTTTGCCATCACTCCGCCTTTTCCCCGAAGCGTTCTTCGCGCGTTGAAGCGTCAACTTCGTTGTATAATTCTTTGACCGGTACGATTATTATTGCGACCGGTTCGCATGCCCATACGTGGTAGTTTTTGATGAACGCGGCAATAAACGCGTCGTATGCCGCCTTGACTTCCGCCAGGCCTTCATCGGTAAATGTATCAAATCTCGAACTAGGCTCCGCGCCTAAAGCATGTCGCTCCTCTATGTCGTACGCGATATCCTCGACTGGATCGAACATTTCAGGTTTCACGACCATCCGACGATATGCGGTTATCTCTAGCGAACCGCCTGAATCTCTAAGCTCGCAAAGCTTTTTCGATTCCTCTGACCAGTCTAGATCGTCGTCGTAGATTGCGTCTATCAACTCGAGTGATAGTTCTTCTTTTCCGTCGCGGCCAAAGGCTTCGAATCCTTTCACTCTCGGGTCGTCCCAATTGATTTTTGGTAAAGCCATTACTCTGCTGCCTCCGTTGAAAGCTCAACTTCTTCCGGTTTTCTTCCGTTCGCCCAAATCAACAACTCAGGCACAAGCCCGCGCCCTTCGCCTTTCGAATTCACGCGACGCGGGACCATGATAGTCGCCATGTTTACGCGTTTGATTCCGCCGTAAATCTCGCGAACAATCGACAGATCTGCATTAGACGCAATAACGCAAACGCCGCGCGCTGCTAGTTCTGAAAACTTCGATGCGACTTGCAACTGGTCTGAATAGGTGAACCCGTCGCGTGAGTAATTGACGAAGTTCGCCGACTTCGAAACAGGGAAGTACGGCGGGTCTAAGTAAACAACATCGCCTTTTTCCGCATCATCGACAACTATCGTAAAGCGATTGGTTTTTAGAACAGCGCCTTGCAGTGCCTTCGATGCGGCTGCCAAGTTTTCGACATCGACGTCCCACTTGACTCGCTGTCCCCACGGTGAATTGAAACCGTTACTCTTATTTACCCGGTAAAGACCGTTATAACAGGTCTTGTTTAGGAAAAGCGTTCGCGCGGCTTTACCGTTTACGCTATCCGGAATGCTGTCCCTGACCCTGTAGTACGACTCTTCGGTTACATAGTGCGGATTTAGAAGCGCGATCTCTTTCAAAACGCCGACTAGATCATTGGCCACACACAGGTGCATATTTATCAGTTCGCGATTGCAGTCAGAAAGCACCGCCTTGTCGATTCTCCCTGCGCGTTTCAATGCAAAAAACAGCGCGCCACCGCCAAAGAAAGGCTCAATGTAGCAGTTAAACTTTTTCGGCATTACCGCCATTATTTGCTGAGCCGATAGCTCTTTCCCCCCGGCCCACTTAACAATGGGACGAGGTGTTTCAATTCTTCTTTTTTTCACAGCGCGCCGCCTTCTGCTTCCCATTCGGAAATTGCGTCAATGTGCGCAAGCCCCTCGGCAATCTTTCGCCAAAACTTACGCAATGATTCGGTAAATTCTGAGCCTTCAATCGTTATCGAAAACGAGCACTTACCGGTAACAATCGGCCCAC